TGCTCCACAACGGGCAGCACATCCCAATCGCCATGCCGATCACCCCAGAGATGGCAGACAGGATGATGCAGCAGGCTCAGGATGGGGTCGCTGACATCGGCAAGATCAAGATGGCTGTGGACCTCGTGACGATACTGGGAGAGGGCACTCACTACAGCCTGTCGGCTCTGCACAAGCAGATGCGCGGCGTGGTCCACGGATGGCCCGACGTCGAGAAGCTCGACCTCTCGAAGGGTGCGGGGCAGGCGCTCGCTGTGCAGTGGATGCTGCCGACGATGGTCTCGTTGAAGGGTGTGAACTACGAGATCGCGATGGTTCACGACAAGGATGCTGTCGAGATGCGGCGTCGGTTTGCCATCGTGATCGAGAGGGTCTGAGATGCACGTCGCCGCATCCCTACACTTCCCCCTCCCCGGCTTCCCCGGTTCTCTGGGGAAGAAAAAACCCAATGATTTCAACGAAAGTGGCGTTCCCCTCCCCGAGGGAAGGGGAAATGTAAGACGTTGGTTTCGTTCAACAATTTTCGTTTCCCACGGTACCCCCCCTACGGGGGGGTCACTACGTTCGGCGGTGCCTCTCATGCTGCCGACGCAGTTCGGCCGGCGGGAGCGCTGCTGCGCAGTGCCCGCTGCGCGGACCCAGATGAGGGACAGAGATCAAGAAGGGTCGAGCAGAAAGACAAAGCCCCCGGTGCGGAGGACGCACCGAGGGCTGAGGAGCTTGCGCTCTACCACACCACATGGTAGGTACCATGTACGACAACCACCACATGATGACAAGAGGACAGATCACATGGAACAGCAGAGGCAGCTTCGCATCGTCGGGATCGACCCCGGCCAAAAAGGGGGTCTGGCACTGCTTGTCGGCGGCGCCCTGCAAGACGGCATCAGGATGCCGATGCTCAAGCACCGCAGCAAGCTGCAGCTGGATGCACCGGGCGCCCTGCAGTGGCTCACGAAAGCGCAGCCCGACATCATCGTGATCGAGGCGGTCCACGCGATGCCGAAGCAGGGCGTGTCCAGCACGTTCCAATTCGGTCGCTCCTTCGGCGCTGTCGAAGCGGTGGCGACGCTCGTCGGCTGCAGGCTGCACGATGTCACGCCGACCAAGTGGAAGGGCGCAATGGGCTTGTCCCGCGACAAGCGGGCCAGCTTCGACGCAGGTCGCCGGCTGTTCGGCAATGTGTTCGATCTGCTCTGCCCGAAGCTCGTTGATGAGGGGATCGCAGAGGCAGCGTTGATCGCCTCGTATTGGTTTGGTATACAACAGTATACCGTGGGAGACCCGACATGCGAGGACTGATCTGTGCAACGATGATGCTGCTGGGCTGTCAGCCTGCAGCCGCTCAGGGCCTCATGCCGACGACCGCAGCCTGCGGTCCAAGCGACGCGATCACGAAGCTCATCATCGAGCGCTTCGACCTGTCGCCGATCTATCTGCTGCTCGTCGACGAGCAGCAGTACATCGTGCTCTGGATGCACCGGATCACAGGCGTCTGGTCTCTGGTCTCGTATTTCGCAGACGGCAGCGCCTGCGTGCGGACAGAGGGCGCAGTGTCCATCGAGGCGCCGGCCGAGAGACCGAAAGGAGAATTGCAGTGACGAAGCTCACACCGAGGAGACGACCTCAGAAAGATCTGCCGCTCATGGAGGAGCAGCCGGGCGTGACGTACCATGACGACGGGACGGTCACGACGAAGAAGGGCAAGCGAATGGATCGGCGCGCCTTCGAGGCGCTGATCTCTCATCGCAACACCAAGGGCAGGCCGAAGGGGTCGCCTGATCGCATTCCGGGGCAGGTGAAGGCCATGGTCGAGCAGGCGCTCTGGGAGCTGGGCGGCGTCGACTACCTCGTCAGGCAGGCGCACAAGCACCCTGTCGCGTTCCTGTCGCTGCTGGCCAAGCTCATCCCGACGAAGGTCGACGCAGACGTCACATTCGCAGAGGCTGGCGAGCTCGAGCATATCCTGCAGGCAGGTCGAGCTCGGGTCGCGGCGATGAAAGGAAAGACCGATGGCGCGGACAGCGTACACTGATGCACCGCACAAATGGGGCCCGCCGCTGCCGGGGCAGGGCACCATGCAGATCTGCCAGCACTGCGGCGCTCGCCGCGCTGTCGCTCCTGAGCAGTGCTCAGGCCGGCATCCAGATGCGATGGTTGAGACGATCCACGACTACGACCCGCTCGGCCGGTGACCAGTGACCGAGGCCGAGCTCAACAAGGCACTGGCCGAGGAGATGGCTGCTTGCTACGCCGACCCACTGCGGCATGTGCTGTTCTCTTATCCTTGGGGTGAGGGATCGCTCAGGGGCCGCGACGGGCCGCAGGAGTGGCAGCGGCAGTTCCTGATCGATGTCGGCAACGAGGTGGGCGACCGGGCATTCGACGGCGTGCACGCTGTCGCTCCGATCCGCTTCAGCACCCGATCTGGCCACGGCATCGGCAAGTCGGCGCTGGTGGCATGGATTATCCGATGGATCATGGACACCCGGTCAGGTGCGCGCGGCGTGGTCACCGCGAACACCGGCGAGCAGCTGCGCACCAAGACGTGGTCCGAGCTCGCGAAGTGGCATCACATGGGTGCGACCAAGCACTGGTGGACGCTGAACTCTGGCTCGGGCAGCCTGTCGATGTACCATGTCGACAACCGCGAGACATGGCGCGTCGATGGCGTGACCAGCCGCGACGAGAACAGCGAAGCGTTCGCTGGCCTGCACGCCGCATCGAGCACGCCGTTCTACATCTTCGACGAGGCCAGCGCGATCAGCACCGCGATCTTCGAGGTCCGAGAGGGCGGGCTCACAGACGGCGAGCCGATGACGTTCGACTTCGGCAACCCCACGCGGAACAGCGGCCGGTTCCACGAGAACATGGAGGGCCGCTTCCGGCACAACTACCGCCGGCGGTCCATCGACAGCAGGACGGTCGAGCAGACCAACAAGGAGCTGTTCGAGCAGTGGGCCAAGGATTATGGCGAGGACAGCGATTTCTTCAGGGTCCGCGTCCGCGGCTTGCCGCCTCTGCAGGGCAGTCTGCAGTTCATCTCGAGCGCTGACGTCGAAGCCTGCATCAATCTGGATGTCCACGTCACCGAGACCGACCCGCTGATCATGGGCATCGATGTCGCCCGGTTCGGCGACGACACCAGCGTCATCCGCCTGCGGCACGGCAGAGACGCCGAGAGCCCCGGTGTCTACAGGTACAAGGGCGTCACCACCACGCACCTCGCCAGCGAGGCATCCGCGATCATCAACTACTGCAACCCCGACGCTGTCTTCGTCGACGGTGGCGGCGTGGGCGGCGGCGTGATCGACTATCTGCGCTTGTTGGGCCACGATGTCATCGAGATCAACTTCGCCAGCCGTGCGACCCAGTCAGGGTATGCCAACCTGCGAGCGCAGATGTGGGGCAACCTGCGGGCAGCGATCAAGGACGGCATCAGGCTGGAGGATGACGACGATCTCAAGGCCGACCTGACCAACGTCGAATATGGGTACAACATCCGCAATGAGATCCAGCTCGAGAAGAAAGAGGACATGAAACGCAGGGGGCTGGCGTCGCCTGACGACGGCGATGCCCTCGCCCTGACCTATGTCCTGCCTGTCTCAAAAAGGGCACGGGACGGCTACAAAGGCACCGGATCATCCGCCGCTGACGCTGATTATGACCCATTCGCACCGCCAGCATGAGTGCCGCGTATCGACAGAGGCACATCATCTGGTGTATGTGGGGCGTCATGGCACGGGCTCTCATCATCTTCGAAGGCCAGAACCGGCATCCATGGTCGCGACTTCTGAGGCGCGGCTATCGGCATGTCTGGTGCGCAGTCGAAGACCAGCGAGCGCATTCGTGGGTTGGGTTCAACCTGACCCTGACTGGACTGGAGACCGCTGTGCTGGCGCCTGCAGACTACGAGCTCGAGCGGTGGGCTCGGCAGATCTGTGGCGCAACTGAGGTGGTCTCGACGCAGACCACCTCGCTTTCATTCAATACCCCGGTGCTCTGGAACTGCGTGACGCTGACCAAGGCCATCGTCGGCATCAGGTCATCCGCCATCACCCCGTGGGGTCTGTTCCGACACCTCACTCGCGAACCTGCAGGAGAACCGATATGCACTGGCCTCTGATCCTCACCCTCCCCGGCGGGGGCGGTGGTTCCTATCCAGACCCGCTGCCGCCGCCCGCAGCTCCGGCGCCCGCACCGACGATGCAGTCGGCTGCGACCAGCCGAGCCCGCACCGATGCAGCCAGCCGAGCCCGCAACAAGGCTGGCGTCGGTGGCAGCGTTCGCAACGTTGGGGGGTCGAGCGGCCTCGTCGCTGGCGTCTCCGGCGCCCTCAAGACGCTGACCGGCATGTGATGGCCCAGCAGCGCACTGACACCGCAACGCTGGATCGCCGTGCTGCACCATCGCAGCCTGCGCCCCAGCAGAAGCCAACCCTGAGCGGGAGCTGACAGCATGGCCGACCAGCCGATGAGCCACATGACAGGCAGCCCGATCAAGGGGAAGCGCGGTGCGTTGCATCTTCGCTGGAAGCAGCTCGAGGATGATCGCTCGAGCTGGCGCAGCCACTGGATGGAGATCACCGACTACCTGCTGCCGCGGCGTGGTCGCTATCTGCAGGAGAGCCAGAACAGCAAAGGCCGCAAGCGCTCGACCAAGATCGTCGACAACACCGGCGGCCAAGCTCTGCGCACCCTGAGCGCCGGGATGATGTCTGGCATGACCAGCCCAGCCCGGCCTTGGTTCCGCCTCCGCACGCCCGATCCAGATCTCATGGATGTTCCCGGCGTCAAGCTGTGGCTGGGGCAGGTCGAGGTGGTGCTGCGCTCGATCCTGAGCAGATCGAACTTCTACAACTCGGCAGCATCGATGTACACGGAGCTCGGCGCCTTCGGCACCGGCGCGATGTACCGCCGGCACCATCCCTCAGAGGTGATGAACTTCCGCATGTTCACCGCTGGTGAGTTCGTCATCGCAGAGGACGAGTACGGCGTCGTCGACACCCTCGGCCGCAAGACCGACTTCACCGTCAGCCAGATCATCGAGGACTTCGTGTACGACAAGTACACCCAGAAGGAGGACTGGTCGAACGTATCGCAGGCAGTGAAGCGGCTCTGGTCTCAGAAGAACTACGATGCGCGGGTGCCGGTGATCCACATGATCCAGCCCCGCCGCAACGAGGACCGGGACTTCGCGAAGCGCGACGGACAGAACAAGCGCTTCATGGACACCTACCTCGAGGGCGGCGCCGACGGCGACAAGCTCCTGCGAGACAGTGGCTATGACAGTTTCCCTGCCTACTGCCCACGGTGGGACGCGCTGGGCGGCGACGTCTACGGCGTCAGCCCCGGCATGGAAACGCTCGGCGACATCAAGCAGCTGCAGCATGAACAGCGCCGCAAGGCGCAGGCCATCGACAAGATGGTCAACCCGCCGATGATCGCGTCGATGTCGATGAAGGGGAAGCCCTCGACCGTCCTGCCGGGCGGCACGACCTACGTTGACCCGGTCGCAGGCGGCACCGGCTTCCAGCCCGCATATCTCGTGCAGCCCCGGCTCAACGAGATGATGATGGACATTCAGGAGGTGCAGCAGCGCATCCAGCGCGGGTTCTACGCCGATCTGTTCGCGATGATGATCAACAGCGACCGTCGCCAGATGACCGCCACCGAGGTGGCTGAGCGGCACGAGGAGAAGCTGGTGCTGCTCGGCCCGGTGCTTCAGCGACTGAACACAGAGTTCCTCGATCCGCTGATCGAAGACACCTTCCTCTTCGCGCTGATGGACGGCCGCATCCCGCCGCCGCCTCCGGCTCTCGAGGGCGTGGATCTCGAGATCAAGTACGTCAGCCTGCTCGCTCAGGCGCAGGAGGCTGTGGCAGCATCGTCCATCGAGCGGACCTTCGCTTTCGCTGGGAACCTGTCAGCTGTGTTCCCCGAGATCGTCGACAACCTCGACGCAGACGAGGCGATCCGCAGCTACGGCGAGGTGCTGGGCACCAGCGCCGACATCATGCGCGACGCGGAGCAGGTCGCAGCGATGCGAGAGCGCCGCGCTCAGCAGCAACAGATGGAGCAGCAGATGGCCATGGCATCGCAAGGTGCGCAGGCTGCCAAGGTGCTGTCTGAAGCTGACACGCAGAACCCCAACGCGCTCACCGCGCTGCTACAGGGCGGGAGGCAGACGGTATGACCTACGATGCATCGAACCCAGAGCACGTCGCCAAAGCAGAGAAGGCAGAGGCAGACCGGCAGAAGGACATCGACTACATCACGAAGGAGCCCCGCGGCCGGCGCTGGCTCTACAGCCTGATCTACGACGCATGTCATGTGGCGCGCCTGAGCCATGTGCCCGGTGACGCTGACACGTCGGCGTTCAACGAGGGGGGTCGAGCCATCGGCCTCGCTCTGCTCGAGCAGCTGCGGGATCGCAACCCAGAGCGATACATGCTGATGCTCAGCGAAAACCACTTCGACGAATAGGAAGAGACCATGACCACCGACACCACCGATACCACCGATACCACCACCGAAGAGCAGGCAGCACCGCCTGCCGATCTGCTTGCTGACGACGCCGCACCAGCGGACGACGCAGCCCCGAAACCCGATGCGGCCGATGCCGCGTCGGACAAGCCCACCGCCGATCTGCTGTCGGATGACGAGGTCGATGGAGGCGGCGTACCAGATGAGTACGCCTTCACCCCGCCTGAGGGCGTCGAACTTGATGACGTGACCAAGGGCAAGATCGAGGCGTTCGGCGATCAGGCCAAGGAGATGGGGCTCACGCAAGCCCAGTATCAGGCTCTGATCGAATACGATCTTGATCGATCAACGAAGCAGTCCACCGAGGCTGTCCAACACTGGAACCAACGGGTCGACGGGTGGCGCGACGCTGCCCGCAACGACAAGGTCATCGGAGGCGAGAAGTTCGCCGACAACGTGAAGCTGGCTCAGTCCGCGATCAAGCAGTTCGGCGATGCCGATCTGAAGGCGCTGCTGCAGTCACCGAGCGAGACCAACCCTGAGGGTCTGGCAGTGGGCAACCACCCGGCCATGCTGCGCTTCCTGCATCGTGTGGGGCAGGCAATAGGCGATCCGAAGCTGCTGCAGGGCGATGCCCCGCCGCAGACCGAGGACAACCTCGCCCGCTTCTATCCGACGATGTACAACAAATCGTAAAGGACAACGATCATGGCTACTCTTGCCACGACCAACCCGACCTTGGCAGACCTCGCCAAGGTGACCGATCCCGACGGCACCATCGCTGATGTCGTCGAGATCCTCAACGAGACGAACGAGATCCTGATGGATATGACGTGGATCGAGGGCAACCTCACCACTGGTAACCGCAGCACCGTTCGGTCGGGTCTTCCGACCCCGACATGGCGCAAACTCTACGGCGGCGTCCAGCCGACGAAGAGCCGTGCGGTCCAAGTGACGGACAGCTGCGGCATGCTCGAGGACTACGCCGAAGTCGACGCTGCTCTGGTGGGCATGGCGGGCAACCCCGCCGCATATCGCCTGCAGGAGGATCGTCCGCACATCGAGGGCATGAACCAAGAGATGGCAGACACCATCTTCTACGGGGATGAAGCCACGGCACCGGAAGAGTTCACCGGATTGTCGCCTCGTTACAATGACTTGTCCGCTGAAAACGCAGACAACATCATCGACGCGGCAGGCAGCGGCAGCGACAACGCCTCAATTTGGCTGATCTGCTGGTCGCCCAATACTTGCCACGGCATCGTGCCCAAAGGGTCGAAGGCTGGCCTCGTTCAGCGCGACCTCGGCGAGGTGACCATCGAGAACGCAGACGGCGCCAACGGCCGTCTGCAGGCCTCCCGCACTCACTACCGCTGGGCCGCCG